TATGTTATTGTTTAGACGAACAATTTGAAGAAAATTTAAACAATCATTTAGTAGATAATTAAGAAAGCAAAGGGACAAATAAAAATGTTTGTCCCTTACTTTTTATTTTTAAATGTTAAATTTAACGGAACCGTACGCCCCATTTAGTACCCCACGATTTTAGGCTTTCGCTATAAGGGGTACCTTGAAGGCAAATACTCATTTTAGTACCACAACTTTCGAAGCCTTCGCATTAAGGGCATGCCCAGATATCCCACACCACACATGCCCACATAACACACAGAGAAACCAGAGAATAAAACATCCCTGGCTCTCATCCACCTTATCCCTCTGGCAGATTACAATATCAAAGTTCTTTCTATAAACCAAACTTAAAAGAATATGGAAATAATAAACTTTAAAGCAGTGGAGAGATCCACCCAAGATGTATCTGTTACCATCAAGAGGGGTAGCTCTGAGAGATGGAATATCCAATCCCAGAAAACTAAATATGTAAATGGCAAATCGTCCGGAGTTATTGGAGTTGGTTATTCTGCTAGCATCGATAATACCTCGGATTATCTTCTGGAGGAAGACAAGAGTGACAATGGTATTCAGATTACTGCACAAATTGACGGTACTTCTGGGCTTTGTGTACTTACACAAAATGAATCTGGTAATAAAATAAATCTTAAGATTACTACTCCCGAAGAAAAAAAAGAATATTGGGAAATACGTTTTAATCCTATAACCCTCTATGGAGTAGACACAAGTGCTTTTTTTGCTACTACTACCAATATTAGTGGCGAAAGTGGATCTATGGCTGATGGTGGTACCTTATATAGGTATTGGATAGTAAATCAAAATAGACATACGATTAATGTCTACATATCTCCGATGTACCCGGGAAATTTCGAAATGTTGTCTTGGTCCTGCCTTGATAAGGGTGGTAATGCTTTTTCCCCTAATTACAATATACCCGATAACCAATACTTTACAATAAAAACAACTGGCTTAGGTTCCTATACTCTTAAAAAAATTTCAACCCCCTCTAGCAGTGGTACTACTCTTATACTCCCCAGTAGGTTTAACCCCACTAAAAAATATCCATTAGATTTGAACTTTTATTGGGGAGCTCCAACCGAAGACTTACATCCCCATTAAGATAATATCCCAATTATAAAAGCAATTACCCAGAATATAAGAGCCAGTGTATATGCAACAGAATATCTATGCCAGGGATACCAGCAGGTAATATAAGAATCTACTTTTAGTATTTCTGGATGTTCTTCTTCGTATTTTTTATCCTCTTCTCTAGAATCATACTTATATAATATGAAGAAAGGTAAGAATACGAAGAAGATTATTAATGTAATTGGGAATAAGAGTAGGAGAAGTATCTCCCACCCTTGCATTGATGTCCCAGCATAATTACCATCTCTGTCAAAAAAGTATCTCATAGTAATTTGTATTTTATGTATCTGATTAATAGATAAATTGGAAATAGAGGTAATACTATCCATACCGAGATGAATAAAACGAGAGAGTGTATTTTGTGAGTATAGGGTAAATAATCCAAGCAAGCCCTTACAAAAAATACCGTGAATGGCAAACATACCAAGTAAATTATCGCTAATACAGTAGTCATTGTTCTTTGAGGTATTTGTTAATAATCTTGGTAAGCTTCTTATCAAATTCAATCATCATATCGAAAGCTTTCGAATCTTTCATACTTCTCATCTCCTTATCAAGTAATTCTATGTTTCTCTTAATTGAGAAATAGGCCTTATATGCAAGGAATACTCTTTCATTTTCTTCGGTAAGCGGACGAACTTCTCCCTTTTGCCCATCCAATCTTGGATATGTATCATCAGGACCCAAGGTTCTTGCAACTTTTACTCGGTTACTAAGCATTGCAAATCCACCTTTCTTATCAATAGATTCTACTGTTACTTTCTCTGTGATGGGTCTTCCTGATAATGTGAAGAGAACCTCATCCCCCTCTTTAAGCTTTTTGATTTCTTTCTTTTCTTTTTTCATATCTTTATTTATTAAGAATTTTTCTTTATGCAAATATACGAAATTATTTCTTATTTATTGCATTATCTATTTTATTTTTTATAAATTCATAGGAATTGCCCCGGTAATCCTCTAGCATTTTGTATTCCTGTGGAGATAGAAATATTCCGTTTACTTTAAAAGCATCTCTTAGATGTTCTGGTATAGTGCCTTGATGAGTGATGTTATTATAACGGATGATGAAAAGTTTCTCTTGGTCTTCATCAATAACTCCAAGAGTGTTGACTGGTTGGAGTTTAGTTTGGTAAATTCCCCCAAAAGCAGAAGGTACCATTAAAATACTTCCCGGTACTCTAGTTATCCAATGAGAATAATCAGGAGTAATTACGGCAATTTTCTTCTCTTTTTCAAGTTCTTTATCATAAGCTAATCGATTAAACCAAAAAGCACATTGAAAACAAACTTGTTTTCTTGCCATAATTTGAGGAATTTCCCGAGTTTCATCAAATTCCTCTAAGTTAATGGGTTTGCCACATATCTGGCATTCATTTTTCTTGTCCATATTGCATTAGTTATATATGATAATAGAACCTCGAAACATCCTAAAAATGGGTTATAAGCAATACTTTCGTTACTAATATTGAACCATTAAAACTGATAAGTTATGGATAAACTAACAAATGAGATGATTAAAGACCTTGCTACTCGCTTAGGTCTAGAACCTGCTCTATTGAAAGCTGTTCAATTGGTAGAAGCCGCAGGTAGAGATGGGTTTTTATTAGCTGATGGTAGACCTCAAATTCTCTTCGAGGGTCACATTATGTACAAAGAAGTACATAAGAAATTCCCTGACAGAGATTTAGCTTACCTTTGTAAGAGATATTCTACGATTTTCTTCCCTAAATGGGATAAATCGAAGTACTTAGGAGGAGCAAGTGAGTACAAAAGACTCGAAATTGCCAAGAAAATCGACGAAGAATGTGCTTTGAAGTCAGCTTCTTGGGGAATGTTTCAGATTATGGGCTTCAATCACAACCTCTGTGAATGTAAAGATGTCTTCGAATTCGTTCATAAGATGTCGGAATCTCATGCAAATCAACTAGAACTCATGTATTATTTCATGAAAAACTCTGGTTGTTTGAGTAATCTCAAAGAAAAGGACTGGGCTGGCTTTGCCAGAAAATACAATGGTCCTGGGTATGCCCAGAATGCCTACGACCAAAAACTAAGAAATGCTTACGAAAACTTCAAAGATAAATTATGAAAAGATGTCATTTTAACAGCTGGGTAGCAAAAGTATTTCTTTTCCCCAGTTACAAAGCAATTACTCTGGTGTATAACTCATTCTTCAAACACAAAGTAGAAGAGTGTAAACCTGATGATATCAATCATGAGTGTATTCATCAGATACAGCAGATTGAGTGTAGTATAGCAGGTTTGATACTTGGTATCATACTCTGGTTATCCTTTGATATATCCTTCTGGTGGGTAGTGGCCCTGGTTTTTGGATTCTTCTATCTCTGGTATATTATCGAATACATAATCATCAGGTGCTTTGCCAAGTGGGATAAACAGAATGAAAGGTATCATGATGTAAGTTTCGAAGAAGAAGCCCACAATAATGATAAGAATCTGAGCTATCTGGAAGACCGTAAGCCATTTGCTTGGATTAAGTACATTAAATTGAGAAGCTACAAGAAATGAAGAAACTAAGGGTATTGGGAGTGTGCGCTGGACAGGGTGCACTCCTGTTCCCTTTTAAGAAAAATTTGTTAGGGAACATAGAGATAAGGGGAGTATTCCACACTCCGGGCGAAGAACAATGGGAATTAAACTTTGGAGATATACCGTTCTATAAGGGCTTTTGTTTACAAGAATTCGATGAGAAAGTAGACATAATTATATCAAGCCCCGATTGTGGAGCAGCCTCAGTAATGAGGTTATCTAAAGTAAAAGAATTAGGCAATCCAAAAGATAACCGTAGTCTTAATCTAGTAATTGCATCAATACTCAAGTATAAACCTAAGATATTTCTTATAGAAAATCTACCAAGACTGCTAACACTGCTTCCCAAGGATTTCTTTGAGGAAACATTCAAAGACTATAAATTAGTTTTTCACGAAAGGTCAGTTTTAGATTACGGAAACTCCCAGGAGTCAAGGAAGCGATTACTCATCATTGGAGTACATAAAAAGACTGGTAAGAAATACTTGAATGCTTTTGATGAAGTATTTCGAGTAAAAACTCCAACAACTACTAGAAATTTACTTAAACCACTCACATTCTCTCAGAAAAATAATACTAACCAAATTCCGTTTATGAGTAAAACTCTGGCAATGTATGATTATCGAAAGCTTCCAGAGAAGAAGAATCTCACAGTAGCAAAGATACATAGGCTCTGGGTTAGGGATTTCAAGAATGAAAAGAAGTGGCCTATCAAAACTGCAAAGATGAGTACTCTTCCAGGAGTGTATCGATTGGAGTATGATAAACCTCCCTTAACTCTCAGACCTGCAGATAGGCAATTTAGACCCGATGGCTACCCTTTGGGAATCGAAGACTTCAAGGCAATTATGGGTTTCCCAGATAAATTCGAAATTTACCTTCACAAAAATGGTGATACCTTCGAAGAGGATTTTAAGGATTACCACTATTGGCTTAACAAGGCAAGGTACACAATTGCCAAGGGTTCGGTTTATGAGGTAGGGATTTGGTTCAAAAAATGCCTCAAAAAGGCAAATACCCAAGAACCGTGAGTTTCAGCTTTATATATAAAGTCTTATATATAAGTTTCTGGGGTGCCTTGAAATATATAGATATATAATATACTACGTATATATATCT